ATGCTCATGGTGTGCTGGCCGATGCCTTCGACGGCGCATTGCTCGAGGCGCTCGTTGGCCTGCGCGATGCGCTGCTGCTCAAGGCCGGCCATGACGGCCTTGGCGTTCCAACCTGTGAGGAGTTCCTCTTTGACGAGGTGGGCCATCTCATCGCCCAGGTCGTTGGCGATGCCGGTCCAGAGTGAGTCGGCCATCCTAACTTCTGCCGTCCGACCCGCTACGCAGTGCGGACGGCAGTGTGTTAAGACTTGGTCTGACTTAGAGCGCGTTGACGTTGGCGATGTGGAGGAAGACCTCCAGCTCGCCGGCGTTGTGATCCGCAAGGCTGTCGCCAGTAGTGCAAGCGAAGGCCGCTTGGATATACTTGGGCGAGGCTGCCGTGCCTTCCGTGAACACGAACGGGGTCGCAGAGGGGTTGACCTTGTAGAACACTTCGTCGCCGCTCGGGTTCAACTCCTGAGACGCGATGAACGCATCGTCGTCAGCGGTCGCGTCGTTGTGACCAATCTTCACCGTGGTGGTGATGGTCGCAGCGTCCGAGCTGTCGAACACAGCGGTCAGGCTTGTCGCCGCGGCTTTGACAACCGTGCCAGCAACCACAGGGATGAGGTTAATGGTCTGGGCCGCGTCGGTGTCGGTGAGGTCGTTGTGGTCAAGGATGACCTTGTGCGTGTAGCCGAAGGCGGCTTTGGTTTCGTAGGGCAGTTCGTAGACTTTCATTTTAAGTTTGTTCCTTGGTTAATGATTAGGCTGCGAGCGCCACGTTGGCGGTGTCGCTGCGGCTTTGACAACCGTTCCGGCAACGACAGGGACCAAATTGATCGTCTGGGCGTCATCGGTGTCGCTGAGGTCGTTGTGGTCAAGGATGACCTTATGGGAGTAGCCAAAGGCCGCTTTGCTTTCGTAGGGCAGTTCGTAGACTTTCATTTTAAGTTTGTTCCTTGGTTAATGATTAGGCTGCGAGCGCCACGTTGGCGGTGAACTTGCCTTGGGACTGCGGGGCCAAGCAGGTAACCGAAGCGATAGCATCGATCAGCGCGCGAGGGCCGCCGCCGAGGTCAGGGAGTTCGCGCATGGCCGGACGCTTGGCGAAGCGGACTTCGCACTGATCCATGTTGAGCACGAGGCCGGACGAGTTTTTCGCCGTGTCGCTGGAGTTGTTCTGACGCAGATACAGCGAGGGCAACAGTCGGAGCGTGCCGAAGTCGCCTTCAAACACATTCACAGCGCTGACGATCTTCTTGGCATCAGCCGAGGTGTTGAACGTGCGGATCGACAGGCCAGCGCCAGCCGAGCCGGTGCTGAAACGAGTGTACTCGGTGAAGGTGCGCTTGAGCGAAGGTCCGCAGAGGAGCACCATGTCGTCGATCTGGCCGGTCTGCGAGTAGATGCTCTGGAGGAGCGTCTGCACGGCGGACTCGGTCGGCGCGGCGTCGGTGTTGATGCTGGCGGTCGGAGTGCGGTAGGCAGCCGGGACCGGGAGGTCAGTTTGTGCCGCGCTATCCACGAAACGGAACAATCCGCGGGTGCGATACGGGTTGTTGCCGCTCTGCTCTTGGCTTTCGCGGTCGGAGCAGAAAGCACTTTCCATGTCGCGCTTGGTCTCCAAGAGAGCCTTGGAAACGCCAACGGCGAGCTGCTTCTTGCGGCCGATGCCGGCGATGTCGCTCGCCTCTTGGACGAACGTATCGACCTTAACGGCACGGCGGAACATCTGCCCGCGGGCGCTCAGGAGGGCGCGGTTTTTGGAGGGATCGTCGAACGAGGAAACGTCCGAGTTGCTCAAGACGCCGTCGAAGGACGGGTCGTTGTATTTGTCAGCTTGGAAGCTGTAAACGGCAGCGTTGGTGATGTCGGCGCCTTTGCGGGCGGCCGAAACGAAGGGCGTGTTTTTTGCATCAACGATAGTGATAACGTCGCTCAGGTCTTCACGCTGACCTGTCACTGGGAAAATTGATCCAGTAGGCATGATGGTTGATTCTTTCTTTGTTTGGGTTAGCTCAGAAGACTCTCGGCGAAGGCTTCCAGCGATTGGCGGTCGCCTCGTTCGTAGAGTCGTTTTGCAGCGTCTTTGCTGCTTGTCTTGGTGGCAGATTTGGCTGCGCTAACCGGGGATGCAGGTGTGGGAAGTTTGGCTTCTGATTTTGCTGACGAGACTTTCTTGGCGGCGCTGGCTTTGGCTTTTTGGGCTTCTTGCTTTTGCATGAGCTGCTGCTCGCCGTAGAGAGCGAGGCCGACCCAGTATTCGACTTGGGGCAGTTTGAGCAGTTCGGGCGCTTGCTTCACGGTCGCTTGGTAGGCCGTGTTGAGCGCGGTGCCTTTGGTGAAGATGTCGGGGAACAGGTTCTTGGCTGCTTCGACGGCCGGCTGGCGTTGGGCGAGCCATTGCTGGCGCGCGGGGGCATAGGTCACGATGACATCGTCTGCCTTGATAAGGTAATTTTTCACCTCATCGGCATCGACGTAGACCTCAGTGCCGTCTGGGCGCCTTACGGTGGCGCCGTCCGAATTGCGCAAAGCCCATCGGCGAACCTCTTGGGCGCTCTTGATTTTGGCCTCGAGCGCTTCCGGGGTATCGACATCAGCCAGCGGGTTGTCCGCGGTTGGCTGAAGGACGGGTCGGCTGGCCTCGTTGACCTGCGCCTCTAGTTCGGCGAGCTTGGTCTTGGCCGCGCTGTATTCGGTCTCCAGCGTCTGCGCCTTTTCCTCGGCCTCCTTGCGTTTTGCCGTCAGCTTGTCGATCCGCTTTTGGACTTTCTCCTGCGGAACCGGGGCGTCGTCGTCCTCGGGCTCTTCGTCCTCGGCATCTTCATCTTCGGAATCCTCCGCGGGCCTTTCAGCCTCGGATTCATCCGACTCGTCATTGTCAGAGAGCTTTTCTTCTTCGGCGTTGGTCTTTTGATCAGCTTCGGTCGGCGCCAGTTCATCTAGCCCGACTAGTTTCTCGCTGATCGACATAACGTCGAAATCTTCCACCTCTGCGGCCGGAGCCGCTTCCTCTGTCGCCATGAGCTTAACCCTCTCAAGTAGGAACCAGGCTGTGCGTCAGCCAGACCGATCAAACCTCGCGTGCCATGAGGGCACTACTCCACTTTGATACTACTAGTATAACGACTACTGGACAAATGTCCAGCAAAAAGTTGAGGGTTGAGAGATGACGGTTTAGAGAGGGCGGGAAAGTGATCGGCGACTTGTAAGAAAAACAGGGCTGTTTTTCTTACAGATTTCGTTACAAATACAGACCGTTTCTATAACAGGGTTCCCGAGCGGGGATAAATACCGGGAAAGCGGCCGGATTATACCCGAAGGGGTGCGAGCGGGAACATGGCTTTACACTAAGCGCGAGGCTTCGGCGCGGCGCTGCTCAAGGGTGTCCCAGAGTTCCTGCAGGGCGTTGAGCTGGCCGGCGGCGTGGGCGAGGTAGCCGGGTTCTTTGGCGGTGGCCATGGTGGCGACCAAGGTGCTGGCGTCAGCGATGCGGTCCTGCAGCTCGAGCATGACGGCGAGGTAGGCGGGCGGTGCTTGCTCCCGGCTAAAAGCCAAAGCGCCCTCGCGGTCGAAGTCTTCTTGAACGCGGTAGATGTCGACGGGGATGGTTTTGGTTTTTTGCGTGAATAGCATAATGTTTAAGCTGTTTTGTGTTCGGTATTCTTGAATGGCGAATGCAGTCGTTCGTATGGGTTAACTCGTCATTACTGGCGAATTGTCACGGTCTATGTGCCCTAATTCGTCATCCTCGGCGCATTATGATGATCTCAAGGGCGTGGATGGCGTTCTGCAGGTGCGGGCCGCACTCGCGGCAGATGGGGCCAAGGTGAGCATCGTGCCCGTGGATGTCTTGGATACGAAGCGGCTTGGCACAGATGCCGCAGCGTGGAATATCACTGCCGCGGCGGCCAGGGCGCAGGCGGCTAGGCGGAGATGGCGGCGATTGCGTCATTTCGCGGCTCCGAAGATTTGCGAGAAGATGTCGGCGCCGGCAGATTTTGGCATTGACCGAGCAATGTTGTAGCCGTGGTTCCACGCCTTGTCGTAGACCGCATCAAAAAACTTGCGCATGCTCTTGGTGGTGAAGTGTGGATCTTTTAGCAGGCGCGGGTTTTTGCGCGTCAGCTCACTCCAGAAATAATCTTTGTCGCTCATCAGTAGCTGCCTCCTCCGTGGCTGCGCAGGATGTCGCCCTCGACGTTGATGGCGTCGGAAAGGCAAACGTAACGAATTAAATCTACAAAGTCCTTGTTTGCTGAACGCTTGCCGTCCGCACCCGTATACGTCTGGATGCAGTGAATGACGTTCTTGCAGTTTTCGCTGATGTAGAGCTTGGGCTGGTTGCGCGCGTCCACCGGCTTCTCAGGGTTGTATGACAGCGCATCGTTGATCATGCTGACGCCTTCATCGATGCTGTCGCCCGGTGTCGCCGTGAAGAGCATGCCGAGATCGGCCATTTCGTCGATGAGGGTCGTTGGGGATTCCTTGCCGAGCGTGCGGGCGTTGCCGTAGCGGCTGTCCATCCAGCGCTCAAAGATCTCCTCACCGCCTTCGACGCGCAGAATCTCGTCTTTGTAGCGCTCAAGGCCAAAGCCGAAGTCCTGCTGCGCGGGTCCGGGCTTGCCGTCGAGCTTCTTGCCATCCGGCAGCGCCCACTCGCCGGCATAACCAATGCCCTCGATGTAGGACGTTTGGTCGGGCCACTCGCGGTAGACGACAATGCGGCCAGATGTGTCATGCACTGTCCAGATCATGGCCCAGTTCTTGCCAGACGCTGGATCGACCCAGTGGTAGCGGGTGCCTTGCGGGACATCCGAGGCGCGGATGACGTGGACCTTGGGATTGAACAAAGGGAACCGGCCGCTGATGGCTTTGGTCGGGACACCGTAAGCGCGGCAGAGGATTTTTTCTTTGGTCTCGCTCTGCAACTCCTTTTTCATCCGCGACCAGCCGGCCCAGGGATTGCTTTGGGTGTGGAAGTAAAGGATCGGGCGACCTTTCGGATTGATCTGCTCGATGGGCACTTTGTCGTAGCCGGAGATCTCGCCTTTGTCGTTTTTGAGCGGGAGCAGCTCGGCGTCCGTATCGGTGATGGTCTTGGCGCCGCTTAGGTAGTCGGCGACCGTAGGACTCCAGCCTTCGACCGGCGTGAAGGTCACGGCCAACTTGCCGTTGCGGTCAACCAACCGGAAGCGGAGGGTTTCGAGGACATCAAGGGGCACCAGCTCGTCTGCCCAAGCGAAATCGATCTCGCCGCCCTCGAGCGTGGACGGATCTTGCGCGTAGTTGCGGAAAATGCAGATCGATTGGTTCGGTGCAACGAATTTTGCCTCGGTGAATCCGCCTTTGACGCTGTAGGTGATGTTCGTGACTTGGCCTTTGCGCGCGTTCCTCCACTCCGGCGGCATGTATTTCCAAATTCTGGGTTGCTGCAGCTCAATGGAGTTGGGCGCAGTAGTTTGAAAGCACCAGACAACTGCTCCGGGCTTGGAATACATGGTCTTGATGACCTCCTTGGCCGCCCATTCGGTCTTGCCGCTGCGGTTTCCGCCCATGACGAGGATCTCGCGGTGCTTTTCCAGCAATTCGGACGCGCGCTTCCAGACCGGCGGGATGTAGCCATAGCGGAATGGGTCTGATGCCTCGCGCGCGATCAGTTCTTCGCGTGTTTTGAGATACTTCCAGCCTTCGTCCGGTCCCAGTTTCTCGAGCAAGTCGAGATCGACCTGCATGACAGGGTGCAGCGTGGGCTTGAAGCGTTGTGCGTGCTCGTTCACTAAGCGGCAATCGCCTCCATGACCATTTGCATGGGCTTATCGTTGCGCGTAGACAGCCTCAAATACCTGCGCAGTCCCTCAATCTGCTCTTGGTCGCCGCGCATCCAGCCGGTGCCGTCACAGGATTCCACGCCATGCTCGTGGCACTGCCAAAGGCGGCGCTCGGTATTGACGCGGCCGACATGGACGCGCTTCCAATGCTTTGCCCAAACCCCAAGCGTAGACCACTTCCAGTCGGTTGATCCTCCGACAAAAATGACTTCAGCGTCGGTCGGCACATCGTGAGGCTCCATGCCATCTTGGACGACAAAAGCCAGCGGCACATGGGGCGCGGCGGCGCGAATGCGGGCTGACCATTCTGGCCACAGCGCTTTTGTTGCCTCCTTGTCAGCAACCACGTCTGGAGCCGCAATCCACCTCGGGCGCTGATGTCCGCGTGCTCTGTCGATAAGTTCAAGAAAAGCGCCTTCGTCCCATCGCTTGTTATTTTTCCAAGCAGTGAATGCTCCGTTGTCCAAGGCGTATGGCAGCCAGCTCGGCGGTCGGCGCCATCCACCCGGGCTAATGAGCCATCCGATTCTGCCCTCGTGCTTTCCGGCCAAGTAGCCGATTTCGATGCCCGAGTTATTGGATGGCATTACCAGCATCGGCAATCGCTTTCAGTCTGACTTGGCACGCCCCGCATTGACCGCACGGCTCGTCGCCGCCCGCGTAGCATGACCACGTTTCTTCCAGCGGCACGTTTAGCCGCCATGCAATATCGACCACCTTGGCCTTGGTGCGCACAATGTACGGAACGTGAACCTCCATGCGCCGCGTGTGGCAGCACCGCAGGGCAAAATTGAGGTGCTTTATAAAGTCGGCGCGGCAATCGGGATAAACCTCGGCATCGTCGCCATTCACCGCGCAGGAAACCGCCGTGCATCCGTGCGAGAGCGCATAGCTTGCCGCCATAGCTATCAGCACCATGTTGCGGTTTGGCACTACGGTTGGTTTCCCGACCAGCGGTTCGGTTCCTGTGGTCAGCGCCGACCGCTCAAATAGCTGCGGCGGCAGGGTAATTTTGTCGTAAGCCACGCCCAGCTTGGCGCAAGTCGCCTCGGCAAACGTCAATTCTTTGATGTGCCTCTGCCCATAGTCGTAGAGCAGGCAATGGGCTTTGTGGCCTTGATGCAGAAGGTCGTAAAGCAGGGTGGTGCTATCCAGCCCGCCCGACATGAGATGAGTGAATTTAGCCATATCAGTTCTTGGTCAGAATCACGTTTGAGGTTGGCGTTTCGCGGACTTCGACGCGGGAAAGCAGCGGCAATCGCGGCTGCAATTCGCGCCAAAGCCACGCAGCAAGGTTTTCGGCAGTGGTCGCGCATGGTAGGATGTCGTTGAGGTTGCGGTGATCAAGGGACGCCACGATCGGTTTCACCACGGCGCTGATGTCCGCGTAGTCCTGCACCCACTCGCCGTCGATTGGGCCGGATACGCCAATCAGCACTTCGTAGCTATGTCCGTGCAGGCGATGGCATTGATGGTCTGCCGGGAGATGTGGCAGCGAGTGCGCGGCCTCAAAGCGGTAGGTTTTAGTAATTTCGTATTTCATTAAATAGATTGGGCGCTGGCTGGTTGGCGCTCGGACCCTCCCCAGGGCCGATTTTGTCAAGCCGAGCCAGCGCCCAAAATGTCCAAAGTCGGATTCTCCGCAGCAGCGAGCTGGTCGATGCGCGCAGTCAGCCACCGGCCGTTGTCTTCGCGGCAGACGGTGACGTAGTCGTTTTCAAGGCCACCCTGCGCGACAACGTAGAGCACGCGGCAGGTGCCGATGCCGTCTACCTCGACGCGGAAGTTTTGCGGGGGCCAGGAGATCATATGAAAAAACGAGACAGGGCCACCGGCATTTCAGTGCCCAGATGCACATTGGAGCCAGTGATGGTTAGCGTTCCCTGTCTGTCGGCGCCCGCGCTATGCCATTGCTGGCATGGTGCCCCGACATCATCGGGATATTCGCAGCGGACTGCCGGTTTGTTTTGCCGGGAACGGTGCTGCAGCACCTTTTCAGCACGCGGGTTGCCAATCTTGCGGCTCCAGTGGGACATGGATTTTAGCTCCATGCAGGCGGATAAACCGTGGATGCCTCCCGAGATCGATGTGGCGGGTCGAAGCCCTGCTTCACTGCCGCTCATCCGTGTTACCATGCTGCCCGGACAAAGAATGTGCAGGCGCCCCACTCGTCTCGCTCGGTGGAGCTGGGCATCCCGGAGATGGTCCGCGGCGTCACACCACATGAACGCCGGCGAGAACCCGCTTGAGCCTGCAACTTGAAAGTCATTTACATTGTTTGCGCTTGCGCGCGGCGAAGGCGGCGGCGAGGGCGGGCAGGTTGTTGCTTGCGCGGTCGCGGCCGACTTCGTTGAAAAGTTTGATGGCCTGCTTTAGCTTGGCCCTAATCTCTGGCGTGTCTGTCGGATGACTCGTCAGGTCGTACATGTCTCGGGGCTTAGTCATAAATTGTTACCCTCCATAGCCCGATTTGAGCCACCGCATAGCCCAGCCAAATTAGGCCATGCCAGTAGCGGTGCTGGATGAGTCCCAAGTCAATGGCGACCGTGAAGTAGATCAAGCCGACCAAGGCGATGAGGACGCCGGAGGTCATCGCTTGTTGAGCGCCTCTTTTAAGTCTTGTCGAGTGTAGTGCAGGTCGGCCAACAGCACCTCGTTGGATTCGCTCATTTCGTTGGCGATCCTTCTGGCCTCGCGCAGCTCCTGCTCAAGGCGCTCAATGTGCGCACACGCTGCGTCGATAGCTTCGCCGGCTTTGCGAGCGTTCGGCTGCTCAAGGTCTTCATCGCCGCGGCGCCAGCGGTTGAAGGCGCGGAGGAACGTGATGATTTCCGCCGTAGTGGTCATCGGCGGGCCTTGGCGGTCTTGGCGGATGCGCGAAAGGCTTTGGCGGTCGGAGCGCCGGCAGAACCGGGCTTGCGCATGCGTTCACCGCTTCCGGCGGCGATGCGGGCTTTTTTAGCGTGTATGTTTGCGTATAGTCCTTTTTTCATGGTTTGTTTTTTCTGATGGCTTCTCGGAAAAGGTATTGGATCAAGTAAGCGCCGGTTTCCTCGTCGCTGCTGGTGATGTGCTTTAAGAAATCCTGCACAACGTGATACAGCTCATGGACGAGCGAGCCAGTGTCCGCGGCGTCTTCAATCCAGACAACCGCTTGGCTACCCAAGCACATCGCCCAGGCGGCGTCTGAGTCATCGGGCTGGTTGTCGGGGTCTTTGGGATCGAGATTGAGAATGTTCGCACACCGCCGGATCGCCGATGACTGCGGGGTTCCGCAATAGAACTCCACGACCAGACCAAAGGTCTGCTCTCGGACAACGAACCGGCGGGTGCGTTTCATTTAGGCGGCTTTCTTGTAGTCGTTTTGGACGTAATAAAGCTCGAGGCGTTTTTGGAATACACGCCACTCGGCTTCGCTGCTGGACATCCATCCGACTTGAAAGTCGCCTTCGGCGTTCTTGCCGATTCGGACAACGGCACGCCGGCTTACTTGCTGGTCTGGGCGGTTTTCATTCCATAAGCGCTCGTAAGCGGCCAACTGGAACTTGTGCGAAGGCCAAATGCCTTTGGATGTTTTCCAATCGAGCAAAACGATGTTGCCGTGGCGGTCCTTGCTTGGAGCGTCAATAGTTCCGCCGAACATGTGGGCCTCGCTGACAAGCTGGACCTCCGGCTCAAGAACCACCAAGCCCTCTTCGTCCCACCACTTGCGGAAGTTGCCATACGCCACCGTGGCGCGCTCAATGTCCGCGGGTGAAAACTCGCTAAGGTCGGCAACGTGGCCGTGCAGAAAGCATTCAATCATGAAATGGCAGATCGTCCCGATGTCAGCCGCTTGGTCTCTGGCCTTGCGGTAGTCGATGCCGTCGATGCCCAACTGCCAGGCCCAGTGAATCAGCGAGGAGTTGTCGTCGCCAATTTTGCAGATCGTTGAAGCTCCGGGCACTTGCGTGCCGTTCTTGAGAATGTAGCGCTGGTGCGCGCGGGTTTTCTCCAGCTTAACGATGCGCTTGCCGTCCTCGGTGAAGCGATCCGGCGCCGGTTCTGGCGCTTTCTTTGGGGGGCGGCGTTTTGCCGCCCCCCTTTTGGCCGTTGTTTTGGCAGGCATGGCTACCAAGATTCTTCGGTGTTGAAGTCAGACTTGATCGGATCAAAGTCGGCCTTGCCGCCGCCAGATCCCGTAGAGAACTCGGCGACCTGGATGGCGCCGATAATCGGACTGATCCCGGCGTTGTCCTTGGCCATGGCGTAAGGCATGCCGAGCGCCTTGACGCGCAGCTTGCTGTTGCTCCAGACGGCGCGGTCGGTCTCTTTAACCTCTTCGTCGTAGACCTTGAAGTAGCGGCCGCCGTCTGGCTTGACGTTGGAGTGAAAGACAATGCGGATCTTGCCGTCAACCTCGGACCAAAGCTGCTTGGGCGTGTATTGTTTGCCGTTTTTCTTGGACTCCCCTGTGACAAACTCCTTGGTCTTTGCCTTGAAGTTGTTGAGCCATTCCTCAATCTCCTCCGGCTCAAAGTCGATTGTGACCTTGAAGCGTGGGGTGTAGTTTTGGCTGTCGCTGCCCATGGGGTCGGGCTTGTCAAGCCACGCATAGACGGCGGTGCCGACCGGCGTTGTTCCTAGTTCGATGATGTCTCTTTTGGTTTTCATGTGGTTGGTTGTTGTGTTTTTGGTTGGATAGGAAAGTCGGAGTGGCGCATAAGCGTGCAAAATTCGTTAAACGGAAGCGTGACGAGCATTTCACTGTGGTCTCGGCGGTGGATGACGGCGCACAGGTCGGTGCCGGCGTCGCGGCGGGCCTGCGCGATGGCGGCGTCTAGGTCGAAGCGGGCGCGGCCGTGGCGCTTGCACTCGAAATGCCATCCGGGCAAGCAGGGCACGACAACATCAGGAGCCGAAATTCCCCACGATCCTTGGCTCACTTGCGCGCCCCGCTTGGCCGGAAATCCTTCGGCGGTCAATGCCTTGGCGACTTCGCGCTCAAAGCTGGCGCCTTTCTGGCGGGAGTTGATCATTCGTTGAGCGCCTCCCAAAGTTGTTTATCCGGAGCGTAAACGCCGCTAGGTTCGTCGGTGAGGCGCGGGGCCGGGATGATGTTGGTGGGCGTGCTGGCGCTCTGGAAGCGGGTGAGCGAGGGCCGCCAAGTGAGGTTGATGACGCCGTTGCGACCGCTGCGGTGTTTGGCCACGTCGAGGACGGCATTCTGCGGGTCGGGTTCGTTCTCGCCGGATTCGCGGCAGACGTAGTAGGCAGGGCGATGCACCAGGCAGACGATGTCGGCGTCGGCTTCGATCTGGCCGGAGTCGCGGAGGTCGCTCATGCGGGGCTGATGCTCGGCGCGGTCTTCGGCCTTCCTGTTAAGCTGCGCGGCGGCGATGACCGGGATGCCAAGTTCCATGGCCATGCTCTTGAGGCCGCGGGAGACAAAGCCGACTTCGTTCTCGCGGCTCTGGGCGTTGGCGTGGCTGACGAGCTGGAGGTAGTCAACGAAGATGCACTTCACGCCCCAGCGGCGGACGGCGAGGCGGGCGCGTCCGCGGATGTCGAGGAGGCTCAAGCCGCCGCGGTCGTCAATATACATCGGCTCGCTGGCGAACTTGTCGGCGGCGTCGGCGATGCGGCGCTTGGCGGCGAAGTCCAAGAAGCCGTTGCGGATCAGCTCGGAGTTGGTGTCGGCGCGGCTGAGGACAACGCGGCTGGCCAGCTCTTGCGCGGGCATTTCGAGACTGAAGTAAAGGACGGGCACGTCGCGCTGGGCGAGGTTGTCGGCCATATTCATCATCAGCGCGCTCTTGCCCATCGCGGGTCGGCCGGCGATGACGACAAACTGTCCGCCGCGGAGGCCGCCGGTCATTTGGTCAAAGTCCTGCACGCCGGTCTTCAAACCGAGCGGAACGCGGTTGGTCATCAGATTCTCCAGCTCTTCGAGGAGGCCAGGCACGATAGCGGCGGCCGGACGCATGCTGTCGGTGGCGGTGGTGAGGCTAAGGCTGAGGACGGACTCGCCGGCTTGCTGGAGGACGCTGTCGGCGTCGGCGGCCATGTCTTGGGCTGACGCTTGCATGGCGACCGCGGCGTCAATGATGCGGCGGCGGGCGTGGAGATCCCGGAGGGTTTGCGCATGGTACTCCACGCCCGCGGGTCCGCCGGCAGACTGAGAGAGCAACTCGGTGAGGGCGCCGGCGCCGCCGACAAAGTTTAGTTTATGCGCCGCATCGATGCGCTGGGTAGTGGCGATGAGGTTGGGCGTGCCGCCTTCGCCGCGGATCTCGGCAATGGTCTCGTAGATGAGGCGGTGCGACGGCGTGAAGAAAAGATCGGCGTGGAGGCCGGCGATTTCATCGACCAAGTTCGGCTCGGCGAGGAGGCTGCCGAGCACGGCGCGCTCGGTGGCGGGTGATTGGGGAACGGTGCGTTTCATTTAGGCGTGGCCCCCATCGTTGTCGTCGTTACTAATAATCATCAGCAGGATCAGCATGAAGGCGACGAGCATCACTTGGGTCGCTATGACAAAGACGCTGCTCACTGCGCCTCTCCTTTTTCCGGCGATACAGGTCCGCGCGCCACTTGAGCCAGCTGTCGGCGGCTTCGTCCACGGCGATGATGTCTTCGGCGATGTGTGGCCATTGTTGTCGGAGGAGTCGTTTGGTTTCAGCATTCATAGGTCGCCGGTGGGTGCTGCAGTGTGGCGGCCTGCGTCATCTGTTGGCAGATGTTGGCATATGTAGGCATCGGGATCAAGGGTTTTTGGGGAGGATGGGCCATTTTTTTAGGTGGCCGAAATCGCGGGGCTCGGTGACGGAAGTCACCTTGCCGCAGATGCCGCAGGGGTCTTCGTGCCAAGTGGCGATGTGCCCGGCGGGCATGCCGCGGCCGTGGGTTTCGCCGCAGGGACGGCAGATCCAATCGGGGTAGGGCGGCGCGAAGATGCGCTCGTAGTTGGCCCGGTAGCGGTCGCCGTTGACCGGCCGCGGGGTGTCGCCTTTGCCGGCGCTCACAACTCGTAGCCCTCCGGTGAGGCGAACTCGTCCTGCGAGAACATGGGCTTGCCGCTTTCTTCGAGGAGTGGGAAGTGCCGCAGGCAGGCGGACGCGCGCCCGCGCAGCTCCTTGACCGTCCGGGGCCGCGTCGAGGGATGCAGCAGGTCGGCCAGGAACTGGCGGGTGCGGCGCAGCGCCCAGTATTGTTCGTAGCGGAGGCTCATCGGATGCCGGTCGCCTCCTCGATGGCGTCGTGGGCCTCGGAGGCAATTTCGTTGGATGGCTTGACGCAGCGCTTCAAGACGCGGATGAGGCGATTATTTGAGCGGATCAGCTCACGGACTTGCACCTCCAGGGAGGCGGTGTTGTCCGCGAAGTTGCTGCCGAAGCCAACCGAGCCGACAACCAAGTCGGGGATCATGGTTCCCATTACGCGGCCCTCCGTTGGCCGATGGCGGCGCGCCCGAAGAGCCATTCGCTGCGGCGGAAGTTGGCGCCGGTGATGAGTCCGCGCTTGGCGAGGAAGCGGTCGCAGGCTTTCTGCATGAGCAGGTGGTTGATCTGCGGGAGGCCCGGAACGCCGCGCTCAAGCTCGGTGATGCAGCCGTTTTTGAACTTCATTTGCGGACCTCCTCAAGTTCGGTGGCGAGCTGGCGGACGAGGGCGCGCAGAGCCATGATGGTGGCGATGGACTCGTCGGCGATCTGCTCGAGGTATTCCACGTTGACGTTGAAGGTGGTTTTCGGCGCTTTGCGGGCGCTCGCCTTTTTGGTGCTTTTGGCGGGTTTCATAAAGATGTGGACATTTGTACAGTATGGGCTGGGACATTGGCTGTCCTATGCCCAGAATTTGTTAGCGATTCCGCGACATCGTTGAGCAAGTCCCAGTTACCGGGCTTCCGGTGCTTATTTGGGTCGTAGCGGACGCTGACGCGGCTGCTGATGTCGTCGAAGGTCCAGAAGACAAATTGATTGAGGTCGGGTAGGTAGGCGGCCAGCACGTCGAAGTCGTGGATCTCGTAGGGGCGGGCTTTGAGTCCGCCGGTGGCGCGCTTGACGGAGACGTGGTAGGCGCCGCGGTCGAGGGTGGCGGTCTTTACCTGGACGGCGATCGGGCGGACGCCGGCGCGGGTCAACATCACGTCGGTGGTCTGGGCGTGGCCGAAGGGCGTGAAGATCTCCCAGTCGTGGACTTGGGCGCCGACAATGAAGAGGGACTCGGAGATCTCTCCTTTGCGGCAGGCGGACAAGACAGCGCCTCCGGTAATGGGGGCGTGGATGCCGTCTTCGAGGGCAAATAACGTGCTCATGGGTTAGGCTGCGTTTTCTTTGGCGAATTGCTCGCGCATCTCGGCGAGGGATCGCTCGAGGGCGGTTTGTTTGGGTTGGCCTTGGGGTGGCAGGGTGACAAGGGTGGGCTTGGCGGCCGGGGCTTCGACGAAGCAGCCGCGCCAGCCGTGCTTGACCGACTTGCGCAGGGCTTCGACCGCGGCGGCTTCGTTGACGGCGGCCAAGTCATCGATGATGCGCTTGGCCGCGGTGGGCGTGAGCGGGGCGCGCAGCTCGCGGCGGTGTTGGGCGAACTCAGCCCAGGCACGGGCGAGGCCGGGACCGTGGGGCAGGGGGATAGATGCTGGGTCGAATTTGGGAGCGGGAGCCTTCTTTGGCTTGGGTGCCGCTTTTTCCGAAATAGGTAGCGAAGGCGACACAGTCGCCGAAGCGGGCGCGTCAGCGCTTAGTTTTTTTACTTCGTTGTGTTCTTTCTCTTTATTGTCAGTAGACAAATTGTCAGAGCTGAATGACAAATTGTCAGAACCGACTGACAAATTGTCAGAGCTGAATGACAAATTGTCAGAGCTATCGACTGACAATTTGTCATTCTCAAAGGCGATGCGGTAGCGCCGGCAGAGCATCCGGCCGTTCTCCACGCGCTTCTCGCCTAAGATGACCAGCCAACCGTTGGCCACCAGCCGGTCCATGCAGCGGTAGATGTTCCGGCGGGTCATCCCGGTGCTGGCCTCGAGCATCTCCGGCGCGGCCCAGCAGGTGCCGTCTGCCTCGGAGAAGCAGGCCAAGCGCAGCAGGACGAGCTTGTCGCCGTTCTTGGCGGGACAACGCTCCCAGATCCACTTGAAGATCGGCGTCTTGTCTACGCGCTGCTTCATCGACGCCACCGGTTGCGGCGGATACCGTCGCGGTTCTCAAAGAGCAAGACGCCCTCGGCGTTGGCCTTCACATAGCGGCATTTGATACGCTCATTGGCCGACCAGTCCGCGGCGTTCTGCACCGAGCAAAGCGCCGGCTCGCCCCAGTGCTCCACCGAGATCATCAGCATGCGGCCGTTGGGGATTTTCTTGGGGAGCACGATGCCGGTCACCTCCTCGCCGGGCTGGTAGCCGACCTGCTTGGCGGATGTTTCGGCGAGTTGCTGGTCGGTGAGGGGGGTGGCTTTGAGGAGATCTTCAGTAGGATCTTCGGGCGGTTGGCTGACGGGTTGGCTAATGGTTGACTTTGAGGCGGTTAGGATGGATTTGATCATAGGTGTTTTTGTGAAAAATTTCGGGAGGCGCTATCGGTGGGGGGTATTGAAGAAATTGAGAATGACTGACCCCCGCCCCCCCCTCCATAACCCCATACAATAACTCTCATGACTAATTGACCTACTCTGTTGTCTCATTAACAGTCTCGTCATGGTCATGCTCAATTTCGTGTCTCCTCTGTAGAGCCAGTCTCAATCTCAATAAGGGCATCCGGCAATGCAGCAGCCTTTTGCGGCTCGGCCGACACTGAGCCGACCGGTTCCGCCGTCACATCGATGACGTTGGCGCTCCGCAGCCCTGACACAAAGTCCTGCCAAGCATCAGCCGCCGGAGCCATCACATGTTCGACTCGCTGAGTTGCGCCGCCGCTCAACAGCTCTGCCTTCTCGCTTGCCACCGCCGACATGATGACCAAGCCGTGATCTTTCATATCCGGCACACGATCAAGCAGTTCCGCGGTGCCCACAGCTGCGAGGGTTTTCCAATTGTTAGCTGCCGTCTGGCGGGCCTTCTCGAGCGCTTCCGGTCGGTTTCGGATCAGCGCGATGATCGTGTGGTAGGACGTGTTGTAGGCTCGAGCGATGCGCGTGGCCGGCATGCCGCTGACGTGCGCTGACAGAATCTCAGCGACCTTGCCCGGAGGCACGTCTTCGCCGGTGTGGCCCTGGACGCTGACGATCTGCCGGCCATCCTCAGCCTCGACCAGCTTGGTTGACTTGGCCGTGCCCTTCGGTTTGCTGCGTGTTTTTGGTCTTCCCATATTAGTGTCTGGCGAACTCGCCGTGGAGTTGTTCGCGGAGCTGCTTGACGTAAACGGCGGCGTCTTTGAGGTGGCGAAAATGCTTGGCGTATTCCCTTCCTCTTAACTTGACCCTTGCGCGCCACGTGCGGGTCTGAGGATGTCTGGAAACGCCCTTGACGCCGCTTGTGTTGTTGCGCGGCGTGCCCATGTTGTGCGAGTTGGCAGAAAAAGAGCATTCCCGCAAATTGTTCGCCCGGTTGTTTAACTTGTTGCCGTCGATATGATCGCAGCAGGGATGTGGCCAATGCCCGTGATGCAACGCAAACCCAACCCGGTGAGCCAACATTCTTGCGCCATTTACCATAACCATTAGGTAGCCGTGGTTATAAAGGCTGCCAGCAATCGCACCTGCTTGTGCTCGGGGGCCAACAGTCTTCCTCCACCGCAAAACCCCAGTCTCCGGCTCGTAATCCAAACACTCCCGCAGCTCCTCAATCGTTGGCCGCGCCTTGGCGGCTCGCATGGTCCGCTGCCCATTTAGCGGCACATTTCCATCAGAGAAGCGCCTTGAAACCGCCGCAGAATTACTCTGAAGCGCCCGCGGATTATTTTCGACCAAGGCGATCACCGCAAAATCCTCCCTCGATGCCGCCGCATCAGTGGCCGCAGCGCCTCGATGTCCTTCGTCTCCCAAATCGTCAAATGCCCACCGATGACGCCGTAGGCAATCCGCCGCAGCTTCGCCTCGCGCAGCACCTTGGTCAGCCATGCATCCCGGCTTTGGATGTGCCAGATGCCATTGCCGATGTGCCAGGCGCACAGCATGTCCGGTGCGGCTTTCATCACTCAAACCACCTCTTGCTCGTTGCATGCCAGCCGCCGCAAAACCCGCACTGATACGCTCGCACTGCGTAGCGCGCACGCAGCGCCGACCTTTCGCAGCAGTAACGCACCTTCCCATCGCACCCGCGGACAAACATCCGCACGACCGGCGAGCTGCGCCGCATGACCGTGTTGGCGGTCATCTGGTAGGCGAGGTCGGCAACGCTCATTGCAATGTCTCCCGGTAACTCTGCGTCAAATCATCCCACTCAAACCCACGCGGCGCCGTCAGCCGCATCCACGAATCCCGCAGCGCGTAGTAACCCTCGAGCTTCCGGTTGTACTCCCAAGCAGCCGGAGCGTTATGCGGTGCGGTCGCCCGCCAAGACGCCGCGGAGCAGCCTGCAAACAATGTGCATGCCGTGGCGAGGGCGAGCGGCTTAATCACTTGCGCTTCCTCCAGATCGCATTCGCCACCGCCAACATGGCAGCCGCCGGCAAACACGGCCGCTCGCCGTGATACACCTTGGCGCCGGTCTTCTCGTTGTCCCGCGCGGCGAGCCACTTGGTGACGAGGTCAATGTCGTGGGTGGTCACGCCGCGACCTCCACGCGCTGCTGTGCAAACAGC